ATGCGACTCGCAGAATTTTCAAAGCCCCGTGTTTCCTATGTGCTATCAGCGATGGATTTGTCTGTGCTGACAGGTTATGAGCATGAAAGGTGGTCACTTGGCGACATTGTGACGGTGGATGATAGAGATTTGAATCTTACTATCAAAACAAGGGTTGTTCGCAGACAATACAATCTTCAGGAGCCATGGAAAACTGTACTTGAATTATCATCAAAACTTCGTGAACTTGGGGATACGTCTTCTAGCATTCTCGCTGATCAGCTCGGCCAAAGCAACCTCATTGGGCAGGAAATTAAAGATATGGTGCCGTTTAACCATCTGCGTAATAGTAGAGCAGACGATGGCTTTGCTTATTGGCAGAATTCAGGTTTTGAGGTGGACACTGAAAAAGGTGTGACAGGTACAGCTTCATTTAAAGCGGTAGGTTCTGCAACCTCTACAAAAAGTATGGCTCAAACAGTATACCCTGCATCCCGCCGTAACTACACCATATCAGCACAAATAGGATCAGAAAATCTCCAAAAAGGTATAGATGGACAAGTGGGTATCGAGGTAGTATTTGAGTTTGAAGATGGAACTACTGAAACGAGATTTATTGACCTGTTTTAAGAAAGGATGGTGATTGATTTGGCTGTATTTCAACAAATTGCTCGTGATGCAACACCTAAAGGGTATGGGAAGCTTCACTCTATCACCATTCGGTTGGTAGTTTCAAACTGCACGGGAGAAGTATATTTTACTGACATTATGCTGCAGGCAGGTTCTATAGCCACTGGCTGGGTCGGTCATGTATGCGAAATCAAGTGGACGAACGACGGGTAGGTGATGGCTATGCAGGAAAGTAATTTTATACGTTTTGCGGAAGTCATAAAAGTAAAATCAGAAAAGCATATAGTTAGTATTACTGTGCGTCCCATTATTACCAACTGTACGGGTTCGATTTATTTCACCGACCTACAACTTCAGGAGGGTGACAAGCTGACAGGATACACGCTACACACGGAAACGTTCCTAAAGCATTCGCCTAATCCGGTACGTTTCCACAATGGTGTAGTCCGTAGTGGAGACACAATCATTATTTTTAACCTCGGAGAAACTTCAAGCGGGCTAGATTGTTATATCTACCCCCTGCAAGCTATGGAAGCTGGCAGTATTCAGCTTTCACAGGGGATGGGTTCACATAAGGTAAAATTTGATTCAGAGGCTTACCCAGGTGATGAATTTGCGCTTAAGGCTTCAACAAGAGAGTGTTTGAGAAACGGCTATCCCACGCCGAAACATGGATACTTTCAATACACAGCCGCTACCGACAGTAAGCACCAAGTAAAGCTACAAGACAGAAAATCTGCTAGGGTATATTTCGAATACAAAGAAATGCTGAAAGGGGATCTGCGTCCATGAAAGATTATATTAAGGGTAAACGCTGTATGGTATGGTCCTTCATGGGCAATGCTCGGATGTATCAGGCTTTGAACGATTACGGTGCCCGCTTAGATACTGTTGGTATTTTCACTTTTGAGGTAGACATCACAGGCACGATAATGGAAACAGGTACTAGCGTTTCTTCCCTTACTCCATATCGTACAAAGTGGCCACATATCAAATGGTTACTTACCATTATGAATCATGGGACAGAGAGCATATTTACGGCTCTGAGAAATAACGAAGGTGGTGCAAAGTCGAAATTCCTCTCAGAAATAGTACGTATTATGAACAAATACCCTTGGTGTGCAGGTGTAGATATCGATTTAGAGCGCGGTGGTGGATTTGAGAACCGTGCTGCCGCAAATGCTCTATTCGCTGATATATACTCGACTGTTAAAAACTATGATTCATCAAAACTAGTAAATATCTGCTTACCTGGAATGACGGGTGTGCAAGGCTCGGTTGGTGGAGAAAATTGGTGTGTTTATGCCGACCTTAACGATTATTGTGATACGGCAGCAATCATGAGTTATGGCATGGCATGGGCAGGTTCAGCTCCAGGCCCAGTATCACCAAGGAGCTGGCTTGAAGGTATCTACAATTATGCTATTACAGCTATGTCACCACAAAAAGTATATATGGGTTTACCTGGTTACGGTTGGAATTGGCAGATTTACGACTATCCATCCAACCTAGGTAAGACTTATCGCGGTACATCGAACACTTACTATGCAGCTAAGAACTGGATGACTGGGGTGTATAACTTTACAAATGATCAGCCTCCACAACCATTTATCCCAATCATTGCCTACTGGGATGATCACGATAAAGTACCATGGGCGCTGCCACATGTCTACGATTATATGGAAGGCTGGGATGCAGTATCACGAGAAGCTCCTATTATTGCTGAAACATATAATCGGCGAAAATATCTTACTTGTTATGGGAAAACACAAAAGTCGGAGTTTGGAACTATATATGTTAACCGAGATGGTGAACCAGACAGCTACACAGATGGTGTTGTGGTTGGTAATGGAATGATCACTCTTTCGTCAAGTGAAGGTAAAGCGGAGTACAACTTTACAATTGACAAATCAGGTACTTATGATGTAGTTGTACAGCTTTGCTTTCCGTTCTGGGATAAGAATGGTATCACAATTGCAATTGACGGTACAGTGGTTAGCTACTCAGAGAATCGTCTGTGGTGGCCATACTGGAGGAAAACTTTCTGGGCAGAACTTGCCACTAATGTAAATCTCCTAGCAGGAACACATAGCATCACGATTGAAGGTGGTGTAGTTGGTACTCAATTTTATGGTTTCCGGGTTTGTTCTAATTTTAGTGAATATCCTTCTGCTGGAGAGGCAACCTTCAGTTTATCTCCACGAAGCTTCAAAGACGTAAATGGTAACATGGCTGTTCCCGACAAAGGGTTTAAGCTTACTACAGAGGTTTTGCGCCGTAAGCCGGATTCAGCGTTAGCTTGGTATGAAGACTTTAGAGATCCCGTCATCCTGCCAGAAAGCTACTGGCAGACGTTATCGGGGAGTTGGAGTGTATGGCAAAATCCTGATGACAATGGCAATCGCCCGTATTCTCAGCTTGAAGGAAGTGGTCAGCTTGCCTGGAAATACGACAGCTTTAGTGATGTGCATATTCGTGCTAGAATTGCCTTTCCTATGAGCGGTAGCGGAAGAGCAGGAGTGTTTTGTGGGAATGTGTTTTGTTGTATCAACATTGATGCCCAACAAGTGGAGCTTTACCAAGGCTCTACATTACTTGGTAGTTATCCGGCAAGTTACTATAAGACTTCAGATGCTGACATCCGCACCAATCCGAATATGTATCTCATTGAAATGAGGAAACGTGGAAATAAGGTGCGTGTCTACTCTGGGAATTCCAACACACTTCGTTTTACTGCAAACATCTCAAGTACGGGTGGCTATTGTGGTATTCAGTCCGATGGGCAAATAAAATGTGAACTTCTCCGCTTGGGAGATGCATGGACTTATGAACCTTACGAAGCCTTTGATGTCACCATGCCAGACGGATCACTAATGCAGTATGGCAGAATTGCTAGGAATGGTGTAACTTGGGATAGTAAGTTTCATGTATTTACTCTTACAGCTGATGTAGAGGAAGCCTCCACCAGAAGTGAGGATATTTCCATGGATTATGACTTTTATCATAGTAATCTCTTGCAGATACCATGCAATGCAGATTATACAGCGAAGGTTATACCAAAGGACATAAACGTCTGGATATCTCGGCTGTTTCTCGGTGATGCAGATGGCTTTTCAATTTTGTACTATCAAGATGTGGATTCGCTGGTCTACTGGTCAAACGAAGCGGCTTATCGTTGGGACCTACGGGGTATTGCTATCTGGTCATTGGGACAGGAAGATATGCGTCTATGGGAAGCTTTGCCAAAACAAATATAGAGGAAAAATAAACTATACAAGTATACGCTTGCCTATTTCGGTTGGCGTTTTTTTTGTGTAATCAGAATGATAGGAGGTTAAGATAATGAAGGAAATTTGGAACTGGATTCAAGTGACATTTGCTGCTATTGGTGGTTGGCTCGGATATTTTCTCGGAGGATGGGACGGATTTTTATATGCTTTACTTACTTTTGTTGTGATTGATTACATCACAGGTTTGATGTGTGCTGTGCTTGATAAGAAACTATCCAGCGAGGTAGGCTTTCGCGGCATATTTAAGAAAGTACTCATCTTTTCATTGGTAGCAATCGGTCACATTATTGATAAAAACGTTATTGGAGATGGCTCTGTTATACGAACAGCGGTCATCTTTTTTTATCTTTCAAATGAAGGCATATCTATACTTGAGAATGCTGTTCATGTTGGTCTGCCTGTACCACAGAAACTCAAGGATATATTAGAGCAGCTTCACAACAGAAGTGAAAAGGAGGACTATAAATGAATCTACGTAAATTAATACTTACGAACAATGCCTGCTACAAAGCAGGCAAAACTATAACACCAAAGGGTATAATGGTTCACTCAACAGGGGCTAACAACCCGTGGTTGAAGAGATATGTTGGTCCGGATGACGGTTTGCTCGGAAAGAATCAATACAACAATCATTGGAATCAGGATAAACCCGGAGGTCGTCAAGTTTGTGTCCATGCTTTTATTGGAAAATTAGCAGATGGTTCCATTGCCACCTATCAAACATTACCATGGAATCATCGTGGTTGGCATGCTGGAGGAGATGCGAATAACACGCATATAGGATTTGAAATTTGCGAGGACGGTCTAACCGATGCCTCGTATTTTTCTGTTGTTTACAAGGAAGCAGTGGAGCTTTGTGTACATCTTTGCAAACTCTATGGACTTAGTGAGAAGGATATCATCTGTCATAGTGAAGGCTATAAACAAGGTATAGCCAGTAACCATGCGGATGTTATGCACTGGTTTCCTAAGCATGGCAAGACCATGGATACCTTTAGAGCGGATGTTAAGAAACTTCTAAGCGAAGAAGTAAAATCAGCAGAACCGGCGAAAAAGAAATATTACCGTGTACAAATAGGTGCATACACTGTCAAAGAAAATGCTGAGGCACAGCTTGCCAAAGCTAAAAAGGCAGGATTTACGGATGCATTTATTAAGTATGATTAATCAAAGGGAGTGAGTAAATAAGCAATTATGCTTTAGCTTTACAGAGTTTCCCTAAAAATATTAACTATTAGATGTATATAGCCTGTGGGGGTTATTCCCTTGCAGGCTCTTTTTTTATGCTCTGATTTTATTTTTACAAATCCTCAACTTCGACCTGTTCCCGCGGCTATTAGGTAGGAGGTGATTCTACGTGAATCAGCATGAGGATAAAAAAGTTATGAAGATCTCAGATGGGGTTATAGACAAAAGCATCCAATTAAAGAAAATGTCACAGGAGCAGCTACAGCGTGAGTTTGATTATATTCAAGCAGAGAAATTACTTAGAAAGATGCTCCAAAAAGGTTTAATAACGGAAGCAGAATTCAACAAGATAGAGGCACTTAATCGCCAATCTTTCTCTCCTTTTTTAGCAGAGATAATGCCCTGAATTCGTTGATATATAAGGGTTTCAGAGGTAATATGTGACCTACCAAGAAGGAGGTGAGGCGATGAAAAAGATAACGAAAATAGAAGGAAATAAGGTTGCATCGATTATCAAACCTAAACTACGAGTGGCCGCATACTGTCGTGTTTCTACGGGTAGTGATGAACAGTTAGTAAGTCTACAAGCACAAAAATCCCATTATGAGACTTACATAAAGGCAAACCCAGAATGGGAGTATGTTGGCTTGTATTATGATGAGGGAATTAGTGGCACTAAAAAAGAAAACCGAACGGAACTTCTCAGGATGCTGTCAGATTGTGAAAATAAGAAGATCGACTTAATTATTACAAAGTCCATTAGTAGGTTTGCAAGAAACACTACGGATTGTTTGGAGATGGTTCGTAAACTGTTGGACCTTGGGATTTATATCTACTTTGAGAAAGAGAATATCAATACCCAATCAATGGAAAGTGAACTGATGCTTACTATATTAAGTGGGCTTGCAGAAAGTGAGTCAATCTCCATTTCGGAAAATAACAAGTGGGCAATTCAAAGGAGATTTCAGAACGGAACTTTTAAGATTTCTTACCCACCATATGGCTATGACAACATTGATGGACAAATGGTGGTAAACCCTGAGCAAGTAGAAATTGTAAAGTATATTTTCGCAGAAGTATTATCAGGCAAGGGTACACAGAAAATAGCAGATGATCTTAATCAAAAGGGTATCCCCTCTAAAAGAGGCGGCTGTTGGACGGCTACGACAATTCGAGGAATTCTAAAAAATGAGAAATATACCGGGGATGTTATACTGCAAAAAACCTATACAGATTCCCGTTTTAATAAGCGCACCAATTATGGTGAGAAAAACAGATATTTAATAGAAAATCACCATGAGGCAATTATCAGCCATGAAGTGTTTGAAGCAGTAGAGGCTGCCTTAAATCAAAGGGCAAAAGAAAAGGGAATAGAAAAGCGTAATGATAAGTACCAAAACCGGTATTCTTTCTCCGGAAAAATTATTTGCTCGGAATGTGGTAGCACCTTTAAAAGACGAATTCATTCATCCGGCTCAAGAAAATATGTAGCCTGGTGTTGTAGTAAACACTTAAAGCAGATAACAGAATGTTCCATGCAGTTTATTCGAGATGAGGATATAAAGAAGGCCTTTGTTACTATGATTAACAAGCTGATTTTCGGTAGAAAACTTATTCTACAACCACTATTAGATGCTTTGCGTGGAATGAGCAACTCAGATAACCTTTCAAGAATTCAGGAATTAGAGAAGCAAATTGAAAAAAATGCAGAACAGAGAGAACTGCTTGTAAAGCTTATGGCAAAGGGTTATCTAGAACCTGCCCTTTTTAACAGAGAAAACAATGAACTGCAAATGGAAGCAGATAATTATATGGGGCAAAAAGAAGCTTTAATTCATGCTTTAAATGGTGAATTATCAAAGGTGCAGGAAGTCAGTAACTTAATAAAGTTTACAAATAAGGCTGAAATGATAAATACCTTTAGCGAGCAAATTTTCAATGATTATGTTGAAAAAATTATCGTTTACTCAAGGGTAGAGATAGGTTTCGTTCTGAAATGTGGAATCACACTAAGGGAAAGGATGTGAGAAAAGTGGCACATACGCCTTATGGCTATAGGATAGAGAATGGAATAGCAGTTATCGATGAAGAAAAAGCTGAAAAGGTTAGGAATTTGTATAAGGGTTATTTATCAGGCCTTTCCTTATCGGTCGCAGCAAAGACTGCTGGAATAGATGCTTATCATGGAACTGCTGGAAGGATGCTAAGAAATGAACGTTATCTTGGTGATGATTATTACCCTGCCATCATTGATAAAGAAACCTACGAAAAAGCAGAAACAGAGAGGGTAAAGAGAGCAAAAAAGCTAGGTAGAATCTTTGAACCCAAGATAGAAGATAAACCTACTATTTCTAAGAAATTTACCATAGGACAAGTAATTCAGAAGTATACAAATCCTTTTACACAAGCGGAATATGTATACAGCTTAATAGAAAGTGAGGTGCAGCAAGATGGCAGTTAATAAAAATGTAATGATTATACCTGCAATTAAACGTGTAGGCAACAGCCGAAAAGAAGATGAAACACCAAAACTTCGGGTCGCTGCTTATTGCCGAGTTTCTACAGATAGTGATGAGCAGGCTAGTAGTTACGAAGTGCAGATTGAACACTATACAGAGTTTATCAAGAAGAATTCAGAGTGGGAATTTGCAGGGATCTTTGCTGATGATGGTATCAGCGGCACAAATACAAAAAATCGCGACGAATTTAATCGTATGATTGCAGAGTGTATGGATGGTAACATCGACATGGTTATTACTAAATCCATCAGCCGATTTGCACGTAACACCCTAGACTGCCTTCAATATATTAGACAGCTCAAGGATAAGAACATATCCGTCTACTTTGAAAAAGAGAATATCAACACCATGGATGCCAAAGGTGAGGTTTTGCTGACTATTATGGCATCTTTGGCACAACAGGAAAGCCAGAGCCTTTCACAAAACGTTAAGCTTGGGCTACAGTACCGATACCAACAAGGAAAGGTGCAGGTCAACCATAAACGGTTTATGGGCTACAGCAAAGATGAAGATGGAAATTTAATCATTGTCCCCGAAGAAGCTGAGATTATCAAACGCATCTACCGAGAATACCTTGAAGGTCAGAGTTTGGTAGGCATTGGTCAAGGTCTTGAAAAGGATGGTATTTTAACAGCAGCAGGAAAACCAAGATGGCGACCAGAATCAGTTAAGAAGATCCTTCAAAACGAAAAATACATCGGAGACGCTCTTCTGCAAAAGACCGTCACAGTAGATTTTCTTACCAAGAAGCGAGTTAAGAACGAAGGCCATGTTCCGCAGTACTATGTTGAAAATAGCCATGAAGCGATTATTCCCAAAGACTTATTCTTGCAGGTGCAGGAGGAAATTCATCGAAGAAGGAACATCTACACAGGAGCAGACAAGAACAAACGAATTTATAGCAGCAAATACGCTTTAAGTGCCATCACCTTCTGTGGAGATTGTGGGGATATTTACAGGAGAACATATTGGAATATTCACGGCAGAAAAGAATTTGTCTGGCGATGCGTGACTAGAATCGAGCAAGGACCTGAGGTCTGTAAGAATAGAACGGTAAAAGAAGATGAACTCTATGGTGCTGTAATGACTGCGACTAATAGGCTACTTGCAGGTGGAGATAACATGATTAGAACACTGGAAGAAAATATTCATGCAGTAATCGGTGACACTACAGAGTATCAAATTTCAGAACTTAACAGCTTGCTTGAAGAAAATCAGAAAGAACTAATCAGCCTAGCCAATAAGGGAAAAGACTATGAATCCCTTGCAGATGAGATTGATGAGCTGCGTGAAAAACGTCAGACACTCCTTATTGAAGATGCATCCTTGAGTGGTGAGAATGAGAGAATCAACGAGCTGATAGAATTTGTTCGTGACAACAAATATTGTACCCTAAGATATGATGACACGCTTGTAAGGAAGATTATCCAAAACGTTACTGTGTATGAAGACCACTTTGTAATAGGCTTTAAATCTGGCATTGAAATTGAAGTTGAATGAGAAAAACCCGTGATTCCACTGATAAAGGAGTCATGGGTTTTTTGATGGGTATGGGCGGTTGAGGCTTCTTCTCAATCTCAGTGCTTGAATGTGGAGTACATCATTTTATTTTCTAAATGTTCTTCTAAAAGTTTAGTGATTAGAACAAAGGAATCAAAAGCATCTAGGCCCGAATCCACTAATCTTTCAAAAACCTCATCGAAAATTTTTATTTCCATTAAATATCGTCCTTCTGCTATGTAATATTCATGATGAGCAGCTTGCAAGGCGGCTTGTCGAGAAAGTAAGAGTCTTTGATTAGAAGCTAACTATTGAGTTTAAGTCTGGGATGGAGATTGACGTAGAAATATAAGATATAGAGTTGGCATCCAATCAAGGGAGCTATTACCCGTTTGGCGGTTTTTCCACATGAAAACCTATGGTAGGTATTAATAATCAATATGCTACTCGTTTATTTGAATAAGTTTTTTAGAAAGAATTCACTTGAATAATTGTTCAAGTGTCTATTGACATCTTATCGATAAGGTATTACAATATACATATGAACACTTGAACAAGTATCCAATAAGTAAAAAACGAGGTGATAATATGGCACGTAAAATCCAACCAGTTGAAAAATGCGACTGTGAAGTAATACATGAGGAGACTGTAAATCAAGTCCGAGAAAAAATGCCTGAAGAAGAAACTCTCTATGACTTAGCAGAAATATTTAAAGTATTTGGAGATTCAACGCGAATCAAGATACTATGGGCTCTTGATGAAGCTGAAATGTGTGTTTGTGATATTGCTGTATTACTTAACATGACACAATCAGCAATTTCCCATCAGCTGAGAGTCTTAAAGCAGGCTAACTTAGTAAAAAACAGAAAAGAAGGTAAGGTAGTATATTATTCCTTAGTTGATGAACATGTAAGACAAATATTTGACCAAGGTTTAATTCATATCAATGAGTAA